TTTGAATTATTAAATTCTAAATATAAAAATAAACAAGCTACAATTTATTCTGATTCTGCATATTGTATAAATATCCTCACTTCTTGGATTTATTCTTGGAGTCAAAATAACTGGAAGAATAGTAAAAATGAAACTATAAAAAATCTGGATATTATATTATCCTTATATGAATATTATAATATAAAATTTTTCATTAATCAAATTTATATTGTCAAGGTTGAAGGACATAAAGGAATTATAGGGAATGAATTAGCTGATGCTCTTGCTCAAGCAGACGTACCAAAATTTTCAAATATTATATTAAAAAACCATATAAATATAATCCTTTAAGAAAAAATTTGCTAAATTCAAAAAATTATATTATAATATATATTATATAAAAAATAAGGAGAAAATTATTATAAATGGTAGCTAAAGATTTTTTAATTAAAATACTTGAGCAGATGCCCTCAAGGGGATTAAATAATACTGAAATTTTTATATATTCAATCAATGAAAATAATGATTGTAATTCTTATAAAATTATAGATATTGATAATGAGGGATGTAATGATGCTATTTCTATTAAAATTAAAAAAGAATAGGAGTTTTATTAAATATGAATGATAAACACTTATATACAGAAGAGAGTATTGAAAGTTTAAGTCCTCTTGAATTTACAAGGCTTCGTCCTCAAGTATATGCTGGTGATTGCACATATTCAACTCAGTTATTAGTTGAAATTATTTCCAATGCAGTTGATGAATATCGACTTGGGCATGGAAATAAAATTAATGTAACAATAATTGGAGATATGGTTGCAGTCCGAGATTATGGACAAGGTTTTATTCCAAATTCATTTAGAGAAGATGGAAAAACTATTCTTGAAGCGGCTTTCAGTGTATTAAATACATCAGGTAAATATCGAGAAGATGGAACTTATGAAGGAACTTCATTAGGTTCTTTTGGTATTGGTTCTAAAATTACTACTTTTCTTTCTCATTGGTTAAGAGTTAAAACGATAAGAGATTCACAATGGGAAGAAGTATATTTTGAAGAAGGTGTTTTTTCCAATAGAACAACTGGCGCGGGAGGTGTTTCTGGTACTCTTGTTGAATGGAAGCCTTCAGAAGAATTTTTTACACATACAGAAGTTGAAATAAGTAAAATTAAGGATTTATTTCAAACTATTGTAAGTTTATGCCCTGGATTAACTATTAATTTACAATATAATAATGAAGCACCAATCATTTTTGTTTCTGTAAATGGTATCCATGACTTAATAAACAATGTTGTAAATAAAAATGCAGAACTTCTTGATAACCGTTTTTCAATGAACTTTTCGGAAGGTAAAAATAAACTTGATATGGCTTTCACATATACAAGCAATTATTCTTCTACTATTGTTCCCTATGTCAATACAGGCTTGACTGAATCTGGACCACATATCACTCAGATTAAAACTGTTATTACAAGGGAATTTAATAAATTCTTTAAAGAGAAAAAATGGTTAAAAGAAAAAGATGCAAATTTAACTGGTGATGATATTCAAGAGGGAATGTATGTAGTATTTAATATTACAGCCCCAAATGTAGGATATGATGCCCAGGTCAAAAGCAGAGTTACAAAAATTGATATGACTCCTTTTACTTCTGCATTAAGCACAAATTTAAATATTTGGTTTAATAATAATGAAAAAGAAGTAAAATTAATTTTTGAGAAGGCGGCTGCCGCACGTAAAGCACGAGACGCCGCAAAGAAAGCAAGAGATAAAGCAAGAGAACAAAATAAAAAGAAACAAAAAGCACTCAAATTTGACACTAAACTTGCGGATTGTTATTCTGAAAGAAGAGATAAATGTGAAGTTTATGTCGTTGAGGGAGATAGTGCGGCAGGTATGTTAAAACTTGCTCGTGATAATGAATTTCAGGCAGTTATTCCTGTTCGTGGTAAAATCCTTAATACACAGAAAGCTACTTTTGCACAAATTCAAAAAAATGCAGAAATTATGACAATGTGTGATGCTTTCTTTGGACCTGGAGACTGGTCTATTGATCCTAAAACTTTAAAAGTAAATTATCATCAAGTCCGATATGGTAAGATAATTATTATGTCAGATGCAGATGTTGACGGAGCACATATTAAAAATCTTTTCTATACGTTTATATGGAACTTTTGTCCAGATTTAGTTAAAGATGGATATGTTTATGCAGGCGTTCCCCCTCTTTATAAAGTTACTCTTGCTGCAAATAAAGGCTATAAATATCTTAAAAATGATGAAGCATTAGCTGAGTTTCAAAAAGAAAATAGGGGAAAAACAAGTCAGATTGGTCGTATGAAAGGTCTTGGTGAAATGGACGTTGAAGAGATTGAAGAAACTCTTACAGATCCAAATAACAGAATTATTAAACAAATTACTGTTGAAGATGTTACAGCGGCTAATAAACTTTTTAATGATTTAATGGGTAATTTAGTTATGCCAAGAAAAAGATATATTAAAGAACATAGTGCGGAGGCTACATATAATGCAGAATAAAACAATAAAAGTAAAATTTAATATTCCATTAGATTATGTTTTTGGGTATTTACGTTATGGACATAAAGAAGGTATTTTAGAATTAACAGAAGAGGAACTTCAAAGATTAAAAGAAAATTCTATGAAATTTCTTGATGAAGAAGATCTTTTATGCGATTTAGATTTAATTATAGATGATTATAGGATAGAAGATTGGGGTGCTCCTTTAGAAGTAAATTATGAGGTTATAAATGATGCAGAATGATTTAACAAAAGAATTAGGAACAAATTTTATAGAATATGCGGTTGCCGTGAATACTGACCGTGCTATACCAAATGCTAAAGATGGTCTTAAACCTGTTGCTAAACGCATTTTATGGGGAGCTGAAGATAAAACTAAATGTGTATCAAAAAAACCTCATGTAAAAGCAGCTAAACTTGTAGGTGATATTATGGGCACATATCATCCACATGGAGATTCATCTATCTATGGCGCGTTAGTGCGGTTATCACAAAATTGGATTATGCGTTATCCATTAATTGATTTTCATGGAAATAATGGTAATATTATTGGTGATGGACCTGCTCATATGCGTTATACCGAATGTCGATTAAGTAAGCTCGCTGAAGATGGATTACTTCAAGGTATAAAGAAAAATAATGTTGATTTCATTCCAAACTACGATGAGACAACAGAAGAGCCAATTTCATTACCAAGCATCTTCCCAAATCTACTTTGTAATCCTAACAGCGGAATTGGTGTCGCTATGGCTTGCTCATGGGCGCCCCATAATTTAAATGAAGTAGCTGCCGCAATTAATCAGTATTTAGCAGGAGAAGAACCAATGCTTCCTGGACCAGATTTTCCTACGGGTGGAATTATTATTAACTCAAAAGAAATTCCAGCTATTATGAGAACTGGTCATGGAAGTGTAAAAGTTCGCGGTAAGTATGAAATTGATAAACGAAAAATTATCTTTACTGAGATTCCTTATGGAACTACTGTTGAAGGATTAATGGCAGAAATTGGCGAAGTTGCTGATTCAAAAGAAATTGAAGGAATTGAGAATATTCGTGACGAATCTAATAAAAAAGGTATTAGAATTGTTATTGAATGTGATAAAAAAATTAATCCCATCAGTATCGTAAATAAGTTATTTTCAAAAACAAATCTTCAAAGTTCATTTAGTTATAATCAAGTTGCTCTTATTGATAAAGTACCAACTGAGTTAAATCTTAAAGATTGTATCAAAGTTTATGTTGATTTTAATATTAATTGTATTGTAAGAGAAATTCAATTTGATTTAAACAAAGCTATTGATAGACTTGAAATTGTTAATGGTTTACTGCGGGCACTCGAAGATATTGACAACATCATAGCGCTGATTAAAAGTTCTGAAAGTGCGGCTGCCGCAAAAGAAGCATTAATTAAAAAATATCAGTTCACAGAAAATCAAGCTAAAGCAATTTTAGCTATGAGACTTTCTTCTCTTGCAAAACTTGAAAAAGTTGAATTAGAAAAAGAAGCCGAAGATTTAAAAGATAAAATTTTTATGCTTAATCAGATTTTAGATAGTCGAGATGAGCAAATCGGAATTCTTAAAGTACGGCTTCAAGGACTGGTTAACAAATATGGAGATGCTCGCCGCACTGAATTAACTCATATTGACATCAAACCTGAAGAGAAAAAAATTGAAGAAGTTGTTCCAGAAGATTGCGTTGTTATATTGTCTCAATCTGGTGATATTAAACGTGTACCTACAAAATCTTTTAAGGTACAGCGCAAAAATGGGAAAGGCATAAAAACAAAAGATGATGTAGTAATGTCTACCATTTCTACTAATACTATTGATAATCTTCTTCTTTTTACTAAAAAAGGTAAGATGTATAAAATTATCGTAGATGAAGTGCCGGTTGGAACAAATGCTTCAAAAGGAACTCATGTGGGTACATTAATTCATATGGATGAAAATGATGAAGTTATTGCTATCACCTCTCTTGCCAGAAGCAATACTGCTAAATATGTTGTATTCTTTACTAAAAAAGGTTTAATGAAAAAAACCTATCTTGAAGAATATACAAAAGTAAAAAGAAGTACGGGAATTGCGGCAATTAAAATTAATGAAGGTGATTCTATTGCAAATGTAGAATTTATCAATGAAGAAAATATTTTAGTTATTACTAAGAATGGAATGTCAATTCATTTTGAAAGTAAAAATGTCAATCCTATTGGCAGAGTTGCGGCAGGAGTAAAAACAATTAAATTAGATGAAGATGATGAGGTTGTTGTTGGGCTTCCTATCTCTTCTGATAAAGATCAGATTGCTATATTTTCAACAAAAGGATATGGTAAAAAAACTTCTATTAAAGAATTTACAGTTCAAGGTCGAGGCGGAAAAGGTCTTGTAATTTATAAACCAAGCGTAGTTTATGGGAATATTGCGGGAGCCTTTGTCGTATCCAACTCTGATACGATTCTTCTTACAGGCCAGCCTAACTCTATATGTATTACTGCATTAGATTTACCTTTATTAACCAGAACCAGTTATGGGAATATTATGATAAAATCTAATATTTCTTCTGTTGTAAAATTTTAAGAAAAAGAGACGCTTAGGCGTCTTTTTTTGATTTTATATAAAAAATATGTTATAATTTTTTATATAAAAAAAGGAGAATTATTATGGAAGAATGGACTATTAGAAGTTTAATAGATGAAATAAATAGATTAACAGAACTTTATGATAAAGGGATTCCAGAAGTTTCAGATGAATATTGGGATAATCTTTATTTTAAACTAAAACAGATGGAAGAAGAAACTGGTATTATTTATCCAGACTCTCCAACTCAAAGTATTCATTTTGAAAAAGTTTCCGAATTAAAAAAAGTTAAACACAATCATCCTATGCTTTCTCTTGATAAAACAAAAGATTTTAATGATATTAAAATTTTTGTAAAAAATCATAAATGGATTGCTATGGCAAAGATGGATGGATTAACATGTTCATTGAAATATTTAAATGGTAAACTTGTTTCTGCGGAAACAAGAGGAAATGGAATCGAAGGAGAAGATATTACTCATAATGCAAAAGTAATTTCATCAATTCCGCAAAAAATTAATTATAAAGATGAATTAATTATTGACGGAGAAATCATTTGCACTTATGAAGATTTTAAACCTTTCAAAGACGTATATAAAAATCCCAGAAATTTTGCAAGTGGTAGTATTAGACTATTAGATTCAAAAGAATGTAAGAAAAGACATCTTACTTTTGTTGCTTGGGATGTAATATCTCATTTTAATACTAATGGATTAGTAGAAAAATATTTAAGTTGTAGATTAGACTTCATTAATGAATTAGGTTTTATTACAGTTCCAAAACTTTCAGATGAATATATTTTAATTGATAAAGTAGTCGATTTTTTCAAAGAAAATTGTATTTATCCTATTGATGGGATTGTATTTAAATATGATGATATTAATGAATATGCGGCGGCAGGCCGTACAGATCACCACTTCAAGGGCGGTTTGGCATATAAATTTTATGACGAATCTTATGAAACAGAAGTAAAAGATATTGAATGGACTATGGGAAGAACTGGGCAGCTTACTCCTGTTTTAATTTATAAAGATATTGAAATTGATGGGGCAATCTGTAATAGAGCAAGTTTGCATAATATTAGTATTATGACACAACTTATGGGTGGCGCCTACCCTGGTCAGAAAGTTTTTATTTATAAAGCTAATCAAATTATTCCACAGGTTGAAAGCGCACAGGAAGATAATCCTAACAATATTCCAATGATTGAAATCCCTAAGATTTGTCCATATTGTGGTGAACCAACAGAAATAAGAAAAGATATTGATAGTGAGGTTTTATATTGTACTAATCCTCAATGCGGAGGTAAGTTAATCAATAGACTTGACCATTTTTGCGGAAAGAAAGGGCTTGATATAAAAGGACTTTCAAAAGCAACTTTTGAAAAACTTATTGATTGGGGTTGGATAAATAATATAGAAGATATTTTTACCCTTGCCGCCCATAGAAATGAATGGATTAATAAAAGTGGCTTTGGTACTAAATCTGTTGATAAAATTCTTACATCAATAGAAGAACATAAACATACAACTCTTAATGCGTTTATTTCTGCTATCGGTATCCCTTTTATCGGAAAAACAGTTGCAGCAGATTTAGCTAAAGAATTTAAAACTTATGAAGATTTCCGTAATGCTGTAAAAGATAAGGAATATCATTTTTATGACTTACCTAATTTCGGCATAGAAATGGATAATTTCTTAAAAACTTTTGATTATTCTGAAGCTGATAGAATTTCTAAAATTTTAATTATTGAAACCCCTGTTGTAAACAACACTTTAATAAATAGTAATTTACAAGGAAAAATTATTGTTATTACTGGAAAACTTACAAATTTTAAAAATAGAGACGAATTAAAATCTATTATTGAAAAAGCTGGCGGAAAAGTTGGAAGTTCTATTACAGGAAAAACTGATTTACTTATTAACAATGATGTAAATAGTAATTCAGCTAAGAATAATGCGGCTAAACAACGCGGTATACCAATCCTATCAGAAGCAGACTTCATAAAGCATTACCTTGAAAACTGAAAAAATTTTTTATATAATAGAATTGTAAATAAGATGAATAGTTAAGAGAAAGTTGTTATTCAAACAATAAAACAAAAATGTAAAAATATATTTCATTTATCTGGAATTTTTCTTGACTTTATGAAAAATTTTTCATATAATAAGAATACAGATGATAAATATAAATTCATCTTTAGGAAAATATAAACAAATAATAAAAATTATACAAAGGAGTAAACAATTATGAATGATAATAGTAAGAAAGTATTAAGTTTTGTAAAAGAACATGATGGAGAAGATTTTACAGCACAGGATATTGCAGATGCTCTTGGTATGAAAGTTCGTTCTGTAAATGGAATTATTACTTCAGCTTTTCAGCGTCATAAAAATGCGGCTAAAGAAGAGATTCCTCTAATGGTTCGTGTCCCCGCAGAAATCGTTGACCCTGAAACTGGACTTCATAAACCTGTTAAATTCATCCAGTTAACTGATGAAGGTCGTGAATTTGATCCAGAAGCTGAGGACTAATTTCCTTTCATTGTTAAGATTTGATAAGGGTTAGAATTTTATTTCTAACCCTTGTTTTTATATGGAGAAAATATGATAGTAGTAAATTTTCTTAGTGTTATTTTATTTATTATTGGTTGTTTCCTTTTTTTTAAAGGACAACGAACAATACTACAAAAAAATGAATAGCAATAGCAATATAATTAGAAATTAACTGAATAGACAAATCAATTAGCTAACCAAAATTTAAACTTATCAGCAACAATTACATCTAAACAAGAACAAATTAAATCTATTGAATAGCAATTTGAAAAATAGAAAAATAGAATTGATGAAGATTTAGCCGCAAGAAAAGAAATTTTTGATATTAAAATACAACAAGCTAATAATGCGGCATATGCTGAAATAACTCAGATTCATACTGATTTAAATAATATTAGAGAATCAGCAAAAAAATAGAAAATGGAAATACAGGCGGAAATAGATAAAATAAGATCTTCTTTAAGCGCGGGCGTTGAAGCTCGTCTCCGCGAACAAGAGAAAAAAGAAAAAATAAATTTTTATAAATTATTTATTAATGAAACTGATTTGTCAGATGTTAAAGTTTTAGAAAACTTAAAATTAACTTTACATAAACCAGTTATTTTAAGTAAATTAATCTGGACACAATATTTTCAAAAGCAAATGAATGAATTATGTGATAGAGTTTTAGGAAAAGAATCTGTTTGTGGTATTTATAAAATTACAAATTTATTAACAGAATAGGCTTATATAGGTCAAAGCGTGAATGTTGCTGACCGCTGGAAACAACATTGTAAATGTGGTTTAGGAATTGACGCATCCGCAACAAATAAACTTTATAATGCTATGCAAAAATATGGTGTTTGGAACTTTTCTTTTGAATTATTAGAACAAATCCATTAGAGAAATTTATTAAATGAAAAAGAAAAATTCTGGATAGACATGTATCAAAGTAATAAATTTGGCTATAATTCAACGAAAGGAAATTTAACATGAAATTTGAAAATACAGAAACTTGGGGATTTTAGCATGCTTTAAGAGGAATGAGAAATCCTAAAAACAGTTGGGACAGAAGTGATAGTCATTAGTATTTTTTTGGAACTTATCATCAGTATCAAATTGGTCCAAATGACATGAAACTTGCTCAAAATCTTATTAAGGGTGGACCAGAACATCGTAAATTTTTACGTCAAATCTTTGTATCTGTTGACATTACCGCACCTTTATATTGGTGGAAATAGATGGATACATATAAAGTAGGAACAGTTGCTAACAGCACTTCTACTATGCACAAATTAACAAGTAACCCTATTACTCTTGATTGTTTTGAAACAGATGATATGAATTCTGATTTAATATATTACAGTATCCCAAGATATGCAGGCGGACCAGCAGAAAATGATATTGGGATGTTATCTGATTTTATGATTGAACAACTTGAGTTTCTTCGTCAAAAATATCTTGAAACAAAAGATAAAAGATATTGGAAAGAATTAGTGCGGTGGTTGCCTACAAGCTGGCTTCAAAAAAGAACTTGGACAGCTAATTATGAAGTAATTCGTACAATTTGTCATCAAAGAATGAATCATAAACTTAATGAATGGAGCGGTAAAGATAATTCTTCTAAAGATAATTTTATAAAATGGGCAAAGTCTTTACCTTATGCTGATGAGTTAATTTTTTATGATGAAGAATAATTCTTTTCTAATTTGAAAAATAAAAAATATTATATTATAATAAAATTATAAAAATTAAGAATTAAAAAGGAAAGAATTATATGACTAAAAAAGAAAAATTTATTAATTGTATTCAATCAGAAATTTTTGATAATCCTAACATTTATTCTGAAAACTGGGAAGCGGATTGGGATGATATATGTTCCTTTTGGGAAGATTATAAGAAATGTACCACGCCTCCAAAAGATATGACTGAAAATGGTTTAAAAGTTCTCACATGGATGCAGGAGCATATAGAGGAAATGTCTAATGTTTTTACAGCAAAAGAAATAGGAGAAGGACTTTTTACATCTGGTCGTTCTATTTCAGGTTCTATGAAGAAATTAGTTAATGATGGATATGTAGAAAAAATTGGGAAAAACCCTGTTCAGTATTCTCTTACAGAGAGTGGGAAGCTATACCACATTGACAACTAAAAAAATTTTTATTATAATATAAGAGTAAAAAGTTGATAAAGAAAGGTAAGTAAATATGAAAAATAAGGCAAATTTTATTAACAGAGAAAAAATTGAAGGTTACGTATATAGTACAGGTAGTGGTTTTAATCAACTTTCAACAAGAACCGCTGGGGAGAAAGCAAAAAACCCTGGTGCTGAATATATTGCAGGCGATCTTGATATTGCCGTAGATGAGAATGGTTTAAATGTAATTACTGTACATTATTCCTATGTCACACCTCAGACAAAGAAAGGGACTCCTAACAGTACATATGCTACTTTAAAGAAAATTATTGATAGTCCTGATAGAACATGGCTGACAGGTGGTAAAGAAAATGCTATTAAAGTTCAGTGTACTGGCGTTGCTATCGCGGTAAATGACTTTATTGTTTCTGATGAAACAAAAGTTGCCGCACTTAGAAATGAAAATGGCTTCTGTAGTATTATAAATGACCTTGGTCCAGAGTCAGATAGAAATACCTTTATGACAGATATGCTTATTGCAAAAGTTACTCATGTAGATGCTAATGAGGAAAGAGGTATTAAAGATGATTTTACCAGAGTTAGTGGTTGCATTTTTGGATATGGAGCAGAAATTCCTACACTTATTCCTGCAACTTTTGTAGTTCGCAATCCTGGTGGAATGAATTATTTTGAAGATCTTGAAGTAACTCAGAAAGACCCTGTTTTTACAAAAGTATGGGGACGTATTAATTGCATGACTGTGAAAACTGAAAGAGTTGAAGAGTCTGCATGGGGAGAAGCTATGGTTACTTCTTCTGAGCAAAAAAGTCGTGAATATGTTATTACTGGAACTGCAAAAATTCCTTATGATTTTGGAAATAATGATGTTCTTACAGCCGAAGATGTCAACAAAATGAATCAGAATCGTCAGATTAAACTTGCAGAAGTTGAAAGCAGATTCAAAGAAAACCAGAAAAATGCTACAACTACAAATAGTCTTCCAACTGAGACTGTTCCAGTTGCTTCTGGTGACTTTAATTTTGATATGAGTAATTGGTAATTAGAGGGGTTATACCCCTCTAACCACATAGAAAGGATAATGTATGGCAATTGATATTTTTAATATTTAGCCGCATCAGGTAAGTAGAAATCTTCGTGGATATTCTATATTCTTTTATGGAGAACCAAAAAGCGGCAAGACGACAACTGCATCAAAGTTTTAGAAAAATTTACTCTTAGCTTTTGAAAAAGGATATAATGCAATTCCAGGAATTATGGCACAGCCTATTAATAATTGGGCAGACTTTAGAAAAGTTCTACGTCAATTAAAAGACCCAAGAGCTAAATAGAAATATTATACAATTACTATTGATACCTGCGATATAGCTTATGATTATTGTACAAAATATATTTGTGACAACGCTCCAAGAACACAAGAACAAGGTGGTGGATTTGGAGTAGACAGTATTAGTGATATTCCTTTTGGTAAGGGATACAGCATGGTATCAAAAGAATTTGATGAATGTTTGCGTTCTATTGTAATGATGGATTATGGACTTATTCTTATTTCTCATGCTACTGATAAAGTTTTTAAAGATTAGAATGGAAATGAATATAATAAAATTGTTCCAACTCTTGATAAAAGAGCTAATAACATCGTTGCAAGAATGTCTGATATAATTGGTTATTCAAGAATTGTTACTGATAAAGAAGGTAAAAGTTCTACTAAGTTATTTATGAGAGGAACTCCAAGATATGAAGCTGGTAGTCGTTTTAAATACACTCCTCCATATATTGATTTTTCTTATAATAATTTAGTAGATGCCATTAGTGAAGCTATTGATAAACAAGCGGAAGAAGATGGCGAACAATATTTTACCAATGAAAAAAGTAATCTTTATCAAGATACAACAAAAGAATTAAATTTTGATGACATTATAGGTAAATGCAATAGTTTAATCAAATCAATGTTAGATAATTATTCTGAGTTAGGCGTTTTTGATAAATACTACCAACCCCGAATTACTCAGATTATTGAGCGATACTTAGGACGCGGTCAAATCCAGCTTTCCAAGGAAACGCCGTCAGAATAATATATATATGATAAGACTTGCCAAAGTAATTTGACAAGTCTTATTTTTTTTATTATAATATAATATATAGAAAAAATTAGGAGATTTTTATGGCTCATAAAGTAATTTGTTTTTATTGTAGACAACAATTTGATAGAGATAAAGAACCTACAAAACAAGTTTCTGCTCGTAGGTACGCACATCTAAAATGTTGGGAAGAACATATTGCTAATATGTCTCAAGAAGAAAAAGACATGATAGCTTTTTATGAGTATACTAAACAATTATTTGGAGAAGATTATAATTATACTTTAACTAAAAAATTAGCAGAAAGATATATAAAAGAAAATCATTATACTTATCATGGTATGTTAAGTAGTCTAAAATGGTATTATGAAAAAGAAGGACATTCAACAGAAAAAAGTAATGGTAGTATAGGAATTATTCCTTATATCTATCAACAAGCTAAACGCTATTATTATATGCTTTATCAAGCACAATTAGTAAATCAGCAAAAGAATATTCCAATTTTTATCTTACCAAAAGAAAGAGTT